GCTTGATCTTTCGGCCAATCTTGGCCAGCTTCTTGGATTTGGGAGCCATTATTTATCTGTCTATGTAATTATAATATGTATCTGCTGGGGTAGCATTGGGTGGGAGGAGTTTTGAGGCAAAGTCTGCCTCCATGTTGACTTGCTCTGCGGGATCAATCCCGAAAGCCTTCCAGAACGACACCCTGGTTGAGTCGGCGATCTTAACCTCAGCTGCTGTCATGTTGAAACTGTACCATGTCAATCCCGTTCGTCCTTCCATAGCGTACAGTCTTCCCCCCTTGACACCAGACCGGATAAACATCTTATAATATTCTTGCTGCACTGGAACGCCAGATGCCATGGCGAGTCCGCACTTTCCGACACAATGCATCCATTGGCGCAGTTCCAATGCGGTCCGGGACCGAATTGAAACTGCGTCCTTGGTCATTGAAGCAAGGAAGTTACGTACCATACGCCACTTACCATCCACACACACGGGGTGCATCTGGCAAAACTCAATCTTTTCGATTTCATCAACGACTGGTTCCTGGACTATGTTAAAGCCATATTCCAGAAACCATTCCTTGAGGCCCTCAAGGATGGCTGCTAAATCAGCCCTCTCAAATATTAATGTGCAGTCATCACCGTTATTTATTAGTGCTGCTCGCACTCGCCGCTCGTCAACAAACCTCTTCACCATGAGGCACATCAAAATGATGTTGCCTAGGGCGGTATTCATGTCGCCAGACATGCGCGATCCGACCTTAGTGTACAAGAATGTGGCATCATCAGCATGTGCCACACCCTTGTTCACTAATTGCCATCTCAGCAACCGCCGAAGCTCTGCAGACCTGAACACCTCATTATACAATCCATGTTCAAATTGCAGAGCTTCAAAGGACACGTGCTGATCAAATCGTGAAGCATCCAATCCTAGGGCTACTGGATCATCAAACCGTGCCCACTGGTCATGGATGATCTCCCCGATCTGATCAGCATTATAGCCTTTCATAACTGTTGGTCCCCCCCACATGTCGTCAATAGCACTATACACATCATGTTCAATGGGAGCCAAGTACCTGCCTACCTCTATGTTGTACCTAACACTACGAGGCTGAATAATGCGTGGGGCAGGATCCCCTTTCTTGGCGTTCACCTTCTCACACTTAACGAAGGCGCCATCTACACGAGCATCTTTGACATTGACCGGTAACAATGACAATGATGCTAAGCCCTGCTCATATACCCTTCTCTTCTCGGCCGGACGCGACTGCACAAAAGTAGTGCGTGCGATAGGGGCGCGAATACCAAGGGTTCTGACAAGACCCGCCCTGAGCTCTGTTAGGGCCGCAAATTTACCGGGAACGGGTTGAGGAGGCCTTCGCAACTGCCCGTTGTCCTCAACATGGTACACACGTTCCATAAGAGCTCGACGCACATTCTTTGCTGAGTTGTTGTGTAGGATATAATTAGTACGGGATCCCACACCACAAACCACCAAAGACTTGCGCGCCTTCACGCTGGTCGGCTTACTGTACTCCACCACACTCTCCAATCCAGTGGGAAACACACC